TTCATGCTGTTTCTGCGTAACAGTATCATAACCTTCTTCAATAGCGATATTATACTTAGCAAATTTCTTACTATAGAATTCTTTTGTTGGTTGCTCACCAATGATTCTCTGAACTTTACCAGGAGTATAATTATTCTGAATTACTTTTACCATTATTTCACCAAGTAATCCAAGTGAACTATCTAGTTGATCAAAAAGTGTCTGCTGCTGAATAAATGACGCCGTATGACGCATTCTTGCAAGTGCTGCTGATTTGAAATCATTATCAACACCAAGCGATTCATTATTAATACCAGTAATCTCTTGAAACTCTCTATTAAGTGATTCACTAAGTTGTGGCCATGAACTAGGAATTTCATTCTGTGGGATAGCAACAAAGTCGCCCATGTCGGCATCTTTTTTCAATCTGATCATTCTACCATTACCAGTCTTCATTGGTGCATCAGGATCGATTAATGAGTCCTCTTTATAAATGAATCCATTATTAACTATAGACTCAGCATAATCAAGTTCAATAATCTTTCTTCTATTATAGAGATATTGAGAATCTCTTAGACCTCGCACAATACCTTGTATACGAAGAGGGAAATTATATACATCTGGATCAAAATAGCCAAATACTGGCACAAAAGGGTATGTGTCGATTTTTAAAGGATTGATATCATCATACATTACGGCACCATTAACCAATAATGCAAGCTTAACCGTTGGAATTGTTGTATCTATTGCCTCAATTTGTGGGTACTGTGATAAAAAGTCACGTAGAGCTTCATCACTACCCGTCCATTCTAACGTCTCTCCTAAATTCACATCGACAAGTAATTTTTGCTTTCTATAGTCTTTATAATAGAACTCATCATAAGCTAATAAATTTTTACTCAGCAGTTCCAACTCTGGCATATATGGAAATTTACCATCATTGTAATAAGCTGTCATTTCTTTTATCTCTTCTTTCCTGTCAGGAATAAGAGATAAGATTGCGTCCTTATGCAAGAATGATCTTTTCCACATTGCATTACAATCAGATAAATCTTGCTTTCTAAAGTAGGGATCCATGATAAAGCTATTATAGCTACAATTATCTACCTTTAACTCACCAGAAATTGGATCATTCCTATAATCTACCCAGATTTGCATCATATTCATTCCGGTAATAAGCGCACCATTGAATGCTTCAGATACAACATCTAGTCCTTTACTATTTCTCATCGCAATCATTAAAAGCTTTGACAATTGATCAGCTGTCTGCTGACTGGCATTTTCCTCGGGCTTTGCAATTAAAGACTTACGATTAGCTCTTTGATATCCAGAAATAAGATTATTTATCCGCCTAATTCTATTGAAACTAAAATTCTTTCTCGTTCTTATGGGAACACTATATAATTCACTCCATAAAGTCTGATCGCCTGCATTGAATCTAGCATCGATACTGGCTTCATGCCAATATGTCTGATTTACCATCATCGCATCGTTGTAGAAAGTCTCAACCATTTCCCTTACGGCAGAATCTCCGCTACTATAAGTTATAATGTTACCCTCAGGAAATAAAGCCATTTAACTACTCCTATTCTTATTAATTTCTATACTCACAGTATAATGCTAAATCAAATAAAAATTTAAGTGATGAATTTTCTTGACAGAGCACGTCAAGTAGGAATAAGCATTTTCTTGACAGAGAACGTCATCTACCATTCTTCCCAAGCGGAAAAATAGGTAGTCACTAAGGAGGAGCAAAGTGACCACCTAACAATAAAAAAAAGAAAAAAGCATACGTAATCAACAAATTTCAATGATTTCTGCAGTTAGCCCCTACAAATTAGTAACTTTTTTTAACACAAAAATAATTCAATAATTTCAAATACCAATAGACTACTATGTAGGGGCTAAATCTTTTCCATATCTTAATACTTTTGCAATATCAATATCATCCGCAATGAAGGTCAAATACTTCTCTTCTATAAATATTGAACCATGATCTCCATGTGTTGGTGAATGTCTCCCTTGCTTTATTATCTCACTAAGCCAGACACCATAAAGACCATATGGCGTAGGCTCACTATGCTCATCAATACCACCTTCATGCCAAAGAGCCAAGTATACATCAAAGGGGAACCTTTCTTGTATCTTACAGTAACTTTCATATTGAGTTATGCCAATCCCTGTCTCCAAGTATCCATAATATCTTGAGAATGCCTCCTGCCTTTTTATTTCAAGCCAATAGACCCCACATTCACTACTATAAGCTAAGTAATCAGGTAACTTAATATTTCCAACACAACTAAATAGTTCAGGACCACCTGGATTACGAGGCATGATATCACATACTGGTATCAAATCTTGTTCTAACCTTCTAAAGAATTTCTCTAAAAGCCTCTCTCCAACATGTCCATAACTCCTCTTATCTTCATACTTTTTTTCACTTCTTTCCATTGCCTTCCTTTTAAAGGAGAAGTGCCAGGAAAATGAGAAGAACCCAGCACTACCCGTTGAAAATCTTTGGAAGCATGGAATCTCTTCCATACATTAATTCTTCATATCGCTTATCAAATTCTTCTGACGATCTTTCATTTGTATCAATGTGTGACAATGCGATACACATATAACGGAAAGCATCGCAATGATCAGTTGTCCAATCTTCTTTGTCCTTATTATAGAAGCGCTTCGTTACGGGATCCCACTTACGAGAATAGTTCTCAAGTGCATCCAATAATAAAGAACAATTCTTTTGATCAATAAATACTCTCTTAAAGGTATGCCGAGCTACTTCAATTCCATCATTCAATAATGATCTACCCAGTACAGTCATGCTAATCCCTAACTGTTCTAAAATTTGCAATCTTGTCTTCCCTGATCCCAACTCATGCTTTTTAGCATCATGAGGAGCAAAGTGTCGTCCATACTGATAGCCTTTTGTGTCAGAATATGAGCGAAGGATACTCACATAATGTGATAGATCTTCATTATTTTTATGATAGTGATCAATAACACATACTTTTCTACCAATAACCTGGAAAAATATGATAACACTAGGACAATGCCAACCAAGATCCCAAGCAGTATGTACCTGATGAGAAGTATCATGCGGAACATATCCAACTCTTCCATCTGCATAAGCCTGATGTACATATTTTGCATAGTAAGATCCTGTATTAGCAACCTCAAAGCTGCAATAATACTCTTGTAGGAACATCTCATCAGACATGCGAGATTTCTCTTTAGCCAGAACTTCTTTGGTAACATGCTTAGTTTCATCTACAGTTAAAATCTTAGCATACCACTCTTCATCTTCACCAGATTGAGCATATTTAAACACAGTAAAGAATTCACTGTGTCCGTTAGGGGTAGATATAAATACAACCCAGCCACCATTTGCTGCAAGAATAGGTGCTATGACACCATTATATGCCTCAGGATGATTGACGCGGCTATACTCAGAGAACACAACTCCAACAGGATTTGTACCACGTAATGAATCTGCATTATCTGCTCCATTGAATTGGATGATACTACCATTGATGAGTACAATTTTCATCTCTACGTTATTTTTCTTAGCGATCAATCTCCTAGGTATAAAATCTAAGAACTTTTCGCCTGTGATTAAAATTGAGTCCCATACCGCACGACGGCATTGATCATATTTTGGATATAGGTAATAGTATATACCAACCCTCTTAAATGCCTGGCGTAGCATTAGATTCAGGGCCGCGACGTCCTTCCCTGCACGTCGCGGCCATACAATAACAAATTTCTTTTTACCTTCATGTTCTAAAGAATTGATCAGATCTCTCTGATACCAACGAGGTTCAAAGGTAGTAACTTTTACGACTTCTTCTCTTGATTCTTGCATTCTTCTTTCTTTTCTTCCTTTACTTCAACATTTAACTTCCTTCTTCTACGCTTAGGATGCGCATTAAAAGTAGCTTTTTCTATCTTGCTATCTATACATAGTCGATAGGTTGCAATCTCACGTTGCATAGCATCTATAGCTCTTTTCATATGCTTCATCGTATCGTGACACTCATCCTGAACAGTACGATAAAGCTTAAAGGTCACCAACATATCCAGTGCCACCATAAGCACCAATAATAAAAAAATAGTAGTTGCAGCCATCTTAGGCCCCTTCCGTTAAGATTTGAGGAATGTATCAATAAGGTCATACCAGAAGACAGCTGACGTCACTATCACTGGGATGCCGAACAATATAAATCCAACCATGAATATATCTAAATTAAAGAATTCTACGCCTACAAAAATAGCTGTAAAGAATGACATAAAGATAACCGATAAAGTATAAAATTTGTCTTCAGCTCTCACTTTTCTCTCCTCCAAGCTTAATAATCCACTCATCATTTAAAATCTCAGGAACGGTATCGTTGATGATAACAGCTTCAGGAAATTTAACTTCAATATCTTGATCTTTACACTCTATCCACTCAATATTTCCTTGTCGATTATGAATTACCATCCAATGATAGCCCTCCTTAGGCAGACGAGGGGGACACAAGCCTCCAAAATCATCAACCATCTTTTTAATTTCTTCTTCTGTCATCTTCTTTTCTTGACAATCCACGTCTACTCCTTTTCCTTACTATCCGAACCAATCAACGTCTCATTCACGTGGTCAGACATACATCTATTTATTATCTCCGCAATCCAATCACACGCTTGTTGAAACTCCCCCTGACACTTTTCACACAACTGCACCTCCGGCGACAGCACAACCTTAGCCCCCACGAAGCTTCCAGGCACCGCCATTTTCTCCGGCTCAAGCTCCCACTCATCCTGGCCAACAATACTTGGAGGACTCTCATTCAAATCCATGTCAAGCGATTCTGTATATCGTGTGGCAATAATTGTGGGATGATTCTGGCCTGCAAGACAGGTACAACGAGATCCACGTTCTAAATTTTTGAAACAATAGCCACATACTCTATAAGACCGAAGCATTTTTATCCTTACAATCAAGTACCGTTACATAATCACATAGCGCCTCTAATTGCTTCTTAACTAAATAATCCTCTA